CTTGATTGAAACGATGAAGAAGACCCTGGCTGTGTGCACCGCCGCCGGGTTGTTTGGCGTAGGTGCGTATACTGGGGTCTCCGGAATCGATTCAATTTCGACCTCCAAAGTGCGTGCAATTGCAGCAGACGAAACATCTGTTGCAAGGTCACGGACTGTCGTGGATACTTATCTCGACAGTCTCAACGCGCGTACGGACGCTGCAACTGCAGCAACCGCCGCGAAGAAGTGACAACGAACCGGTACCCAAAACTTCCTCGGAAGCCGCGTAGGGATTTTACCTATACGGACCCTCCGATGAAGAATAAGTCCTACTCCTGGAGCACTGTCGCAGTCGGTCAGCAAAATGCTACTAGCCCTACTGGACCAACGTCTTCTACTTGGAGAATTCCCCAAGTTTTGACGCGGGTACAAACAAGGACTGGTAACCGTCTTGCTAACTGGCGTGAGATAATTGCAAGAGGAGAGAATGCTACGACGAACATGTCTGCACGTTCGGATAGCATTTGGTATTCGTTTGGGTCGATCCTCGCAAGAGGTACTTATAAACTCGATCCGCGGTATACGTTCGTGGATACGGGACAGGGTGCTTTGGCCGTGAATAACGGTCAACTCAATCGTGTCCCGAAGCCACCTATAAAACCGGTCTCTTCAACAGACAGCCAAGCAGCTGCTAAGTTTTACAAAGCTATACGAAAAGAGGCGGTCCAAGTTAGCGGACCTACCTTCATCGGAGAGCTAGGTGAAGCTTGGCATATGATTCGCAGACCTGCCGGTGCTCTTTACGGCCATGCAAGGGATTACACTCGTGCCGTCCAAAAGGCGAAACGAGCCTCCCCGCATGGTTGGAGAGAGAAACTTGGTGGACTCTGGCTTGAGTACTCCTTTGGTTGGGTCCCCCTAATCTCTGACTTACAGGACGGGGCTAAAGCTTGGATGCGTTTAGGAAACGTTCCGCGGGTGAGGAAACTCTCTCGCGGTTTCGAATCTTATTACGACCGAAGCTCTGAATTGGATCCATTGTATGATCACGGTACCCGACCGTATTGCGGATCGAGCCACTTGTTGGTTCATTCTGAAGCAATGCTACTGGAAACTGTGAGCGTACGATACAAAGGCGCTTTAAAGGCTCAAGCTGAAATGACACAGTGGGATAATTGGGCTCTATTCGGCTTTACGCCGAGTGAGTTCATACCTACTGCATGGGAATTACTTCCATGGTCATTTCTCGTGGATTACTTCACCAATGTTGGTGATATCCTGACTAGTGCCGTAACTGATACCAAAAGTTTGATCTACGTAAACAAGACCGTTCGGCAGACTACCGAGTATTCTGGTAAGCTGTCGTGCGATCCTGCAGCGTTGGCCAAATCTATGGGACCGGATTGGGACACTAGTTTAGGTGGTAATCCAGGCATGTTCGAACTTAAGCGCAAGGACGTTACGAGAAGTGCTAATACTGGGATAACATTTCCTAGGTTAGAATTCTCCTTGGGTTTGTCAGACGGCCAACTTGGAAACATAGCCGCTCTGCTTGCTCAGGCACGTACCGTGCATCCTCAATCACCGAAATATCGGATTGGGGGCCATGGTAATACCAAGGTCCCACATAAAGTCTGATCATCGGTAAATTATAGGAATACATAGTGTCATTTACTCTAACTAGCCCCGTAACAGGGGCCGCGCAGACTGGGTTCACGTCTCCTACCTATACCTTGACCGCAGATAATGCCCCGGATAATAACGGGAAACAAAATGCGATTACGGCCCTAGGCGGGACGCAAGCCCTTGTGACTACGCATTCTGTTGCTTCTCCATTCACTGTGACCTTCGTTAGGCCAAAGGTTTTCCGGTTTCTTGGAAAGCCCAACCCGACAACGGGTCTGGTGAAAGATGTGCCGCGTAATACCTTTAAACTGATCACTCGTAAGGGTGTTCTTCCTTTGGCAGGCCAACCATATGCTAACGCGCAGGTTACGACGATTATCGACGTTCCTGCCGGAAGCGACACGGTTGACCCTGCCAATCTCCGAGCGATGTTATCTGCACACATTGGGGCACTCAACCAACAGTCGGCTGGAGCTGGTGACACACTTGTCACTGGCATCATTTGATTGGTGGATTGAACGCTTCTTTGCTGCAAACGACGTCACGTACGGAAGTCCGTACGAAATCTCGGGGTGGGACGAGTAAAATCGTTCCATCTAAAGGTTGCGTCACACTGGAGATACTATGCGTGATTACGCTGGCTTACTACCAGTCTTACTTGATTCCGATTTGTTCTCTGCTGGGTGGAATGGGGCAATTGACCCCTATCCAGGCATTAGTGAACGCCAGTACGCAATACAGCACCTCCGTCGCAG